AAGAACGTGCCAAGTCATTGCTCGACTGGAAAGAATCCACAGGTGACATCGTTCACGCTGATGATATTTGGACAAACAATGAGTGGTCTGTTGCTACCCGTACATGGGCGGCACTTGCTCAACTGGGTGGCTCGATTGCTACTGGTGTCACGCAGATGCTTTCATTGCCGACTAACTCATGGGCTTACCTTGCTTCGTTCAACCCAAAGAATGGCTTTGGTGTTGGTCTAGGTGCGGCTCGTGCGGCTACCCTGTTGATGGACTATGGTCGCAAGGCAGGTAACTTCCGCTACGCTAAGCTAGAGTACATCGACCAACAGATTAAAGAACTCCAAGACAGTGGTGCTGAGCGTAACAAGGACGGCTTGACGTTTGCCGAACTTAACTTCCTCTACACCATGACTGAGGAACAACGCCTTGATGCGGCACAGTTCAACGCCCTGACTGGTACTAGCCGTGGTCGTAAGATTACTGGCAACCCAACCGCACAGAAGTTTATTCAGGTGTGGATGTTCCCGTTCAGCTACTCCGAGCAGTTCAACCGCCGTGTCACTCTACTGGCAGCATATCGTGGTGAGTATGACCGACAACGTGCTTCTGGGTTTGACCACAATCAGTCTGACATTGCCGCTCGTACAGTAGCATCTCGTGCCGTTGATGCAACCCAAGGTGACTACGCTCAGTACAACCGCCCTGCTTTCTTCCGTGGTGGTTTGCAGTCGTTCATCTATATGTACAAGCAGTACCCAATCATGATGGTTCAGTTGTTGAAAAACATGAACTATGAAGGTCGCATCATCATGCTAGGTTCGTTGCTACTCCTGTCCGGTGTGCGTGGCATACCGGGTTCTGACGACATCTTGGACATTGTTGATGGTATTGCACAGCGCCTTGGCTTGAAGGTTGGCTCAGTAGAAAAAGAGTTTGCTCGTCTGACCCGCAACGTATTCGGTGATGAGTTGGCGGCTGAGATTAACCCTATCGTAATGCGTGGTTTGCTTGACCACTTCACTGGTCTGTCGTTCTCTAACCGCTTAGGTCTTGGCGACATAATCCCCGGAACTGGTCTGCTTAAACCATCGGCTACAAAGCAAGAAATTATCCGTGAGATAGTAAACATTGCGGGTGCACCAACATCTTTCTTGGCGGGTGCATTTGAATACACGTTCAACACACTGCCTGCGGTAGCGGCTGGTCGTAAGGGTTTCGGTGCTTTGTTGACCGACAGTCCTGCGACTGCCATCAAGAACTTAGGTACTGCGTTTAAGTTCTACGACACTGGTGCGATTCTTGACACCAAGGGATATGTTGTAGCGCAGAACGCAACTACTTGGGAGATACTTGGTAAGGCACTTGGTTGGTATCCTGCCCGTGCTCAGGCTCAGATGGATTGGCTCATGGCTGATTCACAAGAGCAAGCCTACATGTCCATGATTAAGACTGAAGCTACCCGTCAGGCAGTTGCCGCTAGGTTGTCAGGCGATGCTGATGCTGAGAAAGATGTGAAGGAATACATCAAGTCGTGGAATGAATCCACTCAAGGTACACGCTTGGAGATTCGCAACTTTGAAAAGGGTTTGAACCAAGCCTTCCGTGAAGCCAAGAAGCCACTCGCATTGCGTAGCCTCAAGTCATCAGCGAAAGGTGGTAGGGCAGAAGCTAAAGAACTGCTACGCATCTACGGCGTAGACGAGGAAACCCTTTCGGGAATCCCTGACTAAACCGCTTTGAGTTGTCCGTAGGTTAGGTCTGTTACTGCTTGCTCAGCATCATCCAAGATTCCCAACAAACGTGGGTGATTGAGGTTGATGCCGACGACGTAGCACTGCGGAATCTTAATACCAACATCTTTACCGAAGTACGCCTTCTGTGATTTTGGTGTGGCGATGATGCCTTCCAATTCAAACTCTTGGACAAACGCTTTGTAGTCATAGCCACGGGTGCTAAGCCACTTGCGTAACTTGGTTCTCTCAACAAGCACTGTGCCACTCTCAAACTTGCCATCGTAGGTTTTACGGAACAAGTCATAGCGTACAAGGATGTCTGCAATATACGGACGGTTGTTGTCCCGCATTGGCTTCTGTCCGGGGGTGTGCATCACAGTCAAAGTTGCATCCATGTTCTCGTTGATGAACTCGCCCAGCGCATCGAAGGCATCCATACGATTGGTTGCCGCAGATACTTTCATGGACTTCAGTTCACCCAGTGCCCATTGAGTTGCGTCCTCGTAGTCGTACTGGATAAGCCCGTACTCTTTAGCCAACTGGTTACCCAAGTCTGCAAGCACAACACCTATCTCCCAAAAGCGTTCGTCACCACTAAAGCTAACGCCATACTTCTTGGGGAACTCATTGATAGCATGGTCGAGCATTGCCTTCAAACCATCTACACCCAATGGCATTAGGTGTTTGACAAACTCTTGCCCTGCCGTACCATAGTTGTTCATCAGGAAGGCATGTATCTGCCGACCCACTTGGCTACCCTTGGTAAACAAAGGGTGCGGTGCAACATTGAACTCAAGCAGTCGAGCGAGCTTGGCGTCCGTAGCATGACCACCTGCGTACAACATACTGTGTAGTGATTCGTTGGTCGATACAGTCATGGTGGTTGCCCACTCTTTGGTTGCTCGTTCCTCTGCACTGCGGTTCAGTCGTGCCTTGTCCCTACCTTGTGATGTCCAGTAGATAAGGTCGCCTGCTTCTTCACGGTCAAGCATTGTCAGTTCGTCTACTGTCATGGGTAGATTGCCGTGTAGTGAAAGACGTGAGAACAAACTGTTCTGTGTGAACTTACCGCCGAAGTGGAGTTGGTCAGGGTTGCCCCATATAGACTGCATCATGTACTGACCCAGTGTCTTACCCCCACCAGTCTTGCCATACAGGGAAAGAATTAAACCCTTCAAGCCACTGACCTTGAGCAGTGGTGTTGCAAACGAAAAACCAATCAAAAACTTGTGTAGTTTTAAATCAGCAGAGTCAAGGATGCGGGTGAAGTTAACCCACTCTTGGAGTTCTCCTTTAATCCCATACATGTCCTCAGAGATTTTGCCTACACCTTGGGCGAGGTTGACTTGCTCGGTAATGATTGTGCCGTTGGAGTCCCGGCGGATAAGCGAACTGCCAATGACAAACTCGTTGTAGTTTGATTTCCAACCCATTGACGCATACAAGTTTGTCAGTCCTCGCCGTTGCTTTAACTCCTCCATATATGAACGTAGAAGCATTTGGAAGTTTTCCGTTTGTGACTTGTTAAAAAGAAGGATGCCTTGGTCTGCGATAGTGGTAGAGAAGTCACGGCTACCCTGTGCCAAATTAGCTTGGCGCATTACCAACTCAGTCCATCCAACGTGTGGACGATTCCACATGAAACGAACAACCTCATAGCCAAGTCCTTCATCCTTGCCGTAGCCAACTGGATACAGGTCGAACTTGCATATGTCAATGTCTGTCTCATCAATCACCATCTTCATACCATCAGTGGTACGCTTAAATGGTTTCGGTACTGGTACAACTGCGGCAAGTGGGTCAACCAAAGCCGCCATTGATTTGACTTCAGCTAGTTGTGTACCCAGTCTTGCAGGGCTACCAATCTTGTCCTTGAACTTACAACCCTTACAACCGTCAGGTCGTTCAAGCATAAACTTCTCGCACAGTGTTGGGCCTGTTGCGCCGTTCTTCCAGTTCTCAATCTTGGCGATTACTTCACTCTCATTAAAGTGTACGTAGTCTTTACTCCATGAAATCGCAGTAGCTATTGGGTCTTGACAGTAGGCGGCAACCCCCATGACTTTCCACCACATGGGTTCTAGTGCATCGTTCTGATTCTCAACCGCCCATTTAATCTGTTGGCATCCTGCGATTACTCGCTCTGCGTTCGCAGGCTGATACTCATGCTTGACTGCTAGGTTATCCAACAACGTACTGTTACGTGTTGGTTGTGCGGGTAGCTCATAGGATGAGCCATGAGTAAACGGTTCAAGTACTGACCACAACTGGTTGTAGGTTACATCCTCTGCATCACGCAACAACACCGCAGTCTTGCCGCCCTTGGGGTTCACACACCCAATCGGTCTAAGAATACGTGCGCTATCTCCAGTCACACCAATGTCAGGAGTGAACCCTTTCTCTAAACAAGCCGCCTTCAACGCATTTGCCAATGGCTTCCACTGCGCAGGCGCAACCGCCGTATCAAGAATCCAGTAAACATGTAGCCCATTACCCGACGAAACAATCATCGGCATGGGTAGCCCAACATCTTTGACGAAAGCAATCAGAGCCTTGGCCCCTTCGCTTGCATCAATGAACGGCTTTGGCTTTCCGTTCTTACCGATACCGCAGTCAACGTCTATAGCAAGCACCTTCGTGCGCTCAACGAACTCCTGCTTCCTACGTTTCTCCGTGAAGGTGGAGATGCCGTAGTACGTGTTTTGCCCTCTGCTGTTCAGGGCGAGTGCAACTTGTGCGAGTTTTTCTACCGAATCAAAGTAGCCATGTCTTGGTGCAGGATTGTCACCCTCAAAACTAGCTATGCAATATAAGCCTTCACTTGGTAGTACTCGCTGAAAGAATCTCAGCGTGTCCATTTGTTTCCCCGTTAATGGGGGGGTGGTTAGCCCCCCTTACCTCAATTAAAACGCTTCATCAATTCGTCTAGGCGTTCTTTTCGTTGCTTCTGTTCCATAGCAATGACATCAGGCGTAGGCCATTTGTCATCCACCATGATGGAGAGCAACTGTTTGAGTACCGTCCTGACTGTGCCATCGTTGGCTTTGCGGATAATCTTCCCACGCACCCAACCATAATACGTCATACGACTGACACCAAACAAGGAAGCCATGTCATTGTTAGTCAACATCATGTGCTTCCGTAACGCTTCGACCTTTACAAAGTCGAGCGGATTAGGCGTCATCTGCGTTCACCTCACCAACAAGTGCGGCAATCTCATCAGCCAATGATGCGGCAGATGGGGCAGACGCAGTAGCCTTAGCCTGCGGTGCAGGTGCAGGGGTGGCTACCTTTTTAGATGCACCAAAACCACGCTTCGGAGCGGCAGGTTCTTCTGCCACGGGGGTAGGAGCAGGTTCAGGTTGAGCCGCTACGGGTGCGGGCTTCGGTGCAACTTGTTGTGGTGAGGCAATCTTAGGCACTGCCGGGGCAGCAGAGGTACGCAACTCACCAGTAATCTGACGTACTTCCTCAGTGCCAAACAACTTGTCAACTTCTTGTTGTGTGTCAGCATCTAAGAAACCACCAAAGTCAAACTTCAATTTGGGGAACGAGGCATCGGTGTCAAACGACACACGAGTACGGACAATCTCAGCAGGGATACCACGCAGAGACAACTCTTTCTGATACTTACCTAAGCCTTGCAATGCGGCAGGGGTAACTTGCAACAGGTAGATTGGGCCTGTCGGGTCATCCGCAGACACAACTGCCAAACGCTTTTGGTCAGAACATGCTTTGATTTGTTTGCCTTGTGGAGTTACTTTGCTACCCCATGCGTTCTGTGGGCAGGATGCACACAGGTCATTCTGTGGTTCAGTGGCTTGCACATCAGGGCCGACACCATCCAAAGAGAAACAGTCAGGGCTAGATGGTTCGCTCTCAGGAGTCCATGCCTTGGCGTACCAAGTTTTAGACAAGCGAGGGTTAGCACCTACAACAACCACATCAAGGTTTGTTGTATCAAGCACAGTCTCAGTACCACCTTCGGCAATACGGAAGCGAGAGCCTTTGATAGAGATACGTGCAGTGGTTTCACCACTACCGATACCACCTGCCAATGACTGGGCTAGGATAGATGGAACACCAACACGTTGTGCGAGGTGGGCGGGGACTTGCACGTTGGCAAGAGTAAGGGTGTTGCTCATAGATATTCTCCTTTAGTGAGCGGGTTAAGTTTCTACACGAGTGGCAGGTTTGCGGATATTGATTTCTAGTTTCGTACCATAGTTAACTCCGGGGGGTACGGCTTTGTTTGCCTCAATATATCCACGGACGGCAATCTTACTGATGCGTTTTTCTAACATGTCAAATGCTTCTTGTGTCCGTATGAAATCTAATACGGCATCCCAATCAGCTACGTTTGCATAGTCAGTGGTAGTAAGGAACGCAGTGCCATGCTTGGTCTTGAACGATGTCACACCTTGCACGTCAGCTTGTTCTTTAATCCATGCTTCTAACTTCTCCATCTTGGCTTTGATAGTGGACACTCTGTCCTTTACCTCAGCCTCCATAGATTCCTTCTGCGACCTCAGCTTCATGTAGGTCGCTACTACATCATCTACTTGTACAGTCATAGTGTCACCTAATAGTCTGTTGTTGAATTAAATCAAGAAGCAAGCCTTGCAGTTTCTGCTTATTCTTTAGTCGTTCATACATCCTGTACTCAAGGTCTGTCGCCTCGATGTGGATGACGTTCGATACATGCTTCTTGCCGATACGCTCAATGCGCCCGTTTGCCTGAACATATTGTTCGTTGCTAGTTATCGGGCCATACCAGATGATTGTTGACGCACTCGTGAGCGTTAAGCCGTGTGCCATCGTCGCAGGATGGGCAACCAACACATGTGGATGTTTAGCATGTTGAAAGTCATGGAAGATTTGGTTACGCTTCGATGCGGATACCGCACCATTCACAACACCAACCGACCAATGTTTCGACAGTTCTTTCTCCAACATATGTAGAGTACCCGTCAACGGTACAAACACAATCACCTTCTCCCCTGCTTCCTCAATGACCTCCTTTACTAAGTTCACACGGGGAGCGCAATCCAGTTCAATGTTCTGTCCATCATCACCATAGGCTACACCGCAGGCTATCTGAACTAACTTCTGAATCTTGACTGCTTCGTTCACTGCCGTGATAGTTCCATCGGCAGTCATCTCTGTCACAAAATGCTTGAGCATCTGTGAGTAATGCTTCTTCTGTTCCGCAGTTAACTCTACCTGTCGTGTCTGTATCACGGTGTCAGGTAAATCGAAACACTCATCTCTTGTATAACGTACCGCAGGTTGCAGTATGTGCTTAACAATATCAACGCTTTCAGGTCGTGGTACAAACTTCCACTGACCAATCTTCATCATCACTTGTTCACGGAAAGCCGTAAAGGTTTTGGTGCAATGAGGACTGCTTACCAACTTAGCCAATGCCCACGCATCTGTCGGGTCGTTAGGTGTGGGTGTGCCAGTCATCAACCACAAACGTGTTGATGGGTTTGCATCAATCCATCTACGGAATATTTTGAATCGTTGTGTCGATGGGTTACGTAGCACTGCCGCTTCATCGACAATCACTAAGTCAAACATACCCTTGGCTTCTTCAGCAATGATGTTGAACCCATCATGGTTGATTACATAGAAGTGCACATCTTTTGATAACAACTTCATGCGCTTCTCAGCAGTACCATGTAGCACCACGAACTTACGGTGAGGGAAACCAGTAAAGAGTGCGTCACCCCATACACGTTCCAGTGTGGACAGTGGAGACAGAATCAGTATCTTCTTTACATGCTTAGTCTTGATGAGATAGTCAGCCGCCCATAAAGCAGATTGAGTTTTACCAGTACCGATTTCATTCAGCACTAACCCCCGTTGGTTGAGCGTCAAGAACGCAGCAGTATCTTTCTGATGGTCATACGGCGTGTACTGTCCGGGCCAGTCGTAGTAATGCAGGATAGGAGATGGTGCATTGATGCCAAGATTGCGCAGAACTTTAACCTCATCCAACTTGTGTGGTGTGAGCACAAGCGGTACGCCACGTAACTCTACGTGCTTAGCACTCGGTATGCTATCAAGCACCCGATTGGGGTTATTCAATTTCAGTGCAAGTGTTCTTGACTGTTCCACTACTACCATGTCGTCACCTATCTTTTCGGTTTTTTATTACTGCATCTAATACTTCGAGGGTTACGTCATCAGATACAACCATCCACGTACCCCCTGCTTTTTCTATCTGCTTACCACAAATCTTCTGCAACTCCGTTGGCTTGCCTGTTGCTGACTTCACTTCTACCCCAACAAAATGTCCATCAACTATGGCAATGATGTCGGGTATGCCTGACTTCCCAAACCCATTGTTAGCAGGGAAGAAGTACCACACATCATGCTTCTTCAAGACCTCAACAACCTTACGTTTTACCTTGCCTTCGGGTGTCATAGCACTCATTGTATTCCTCTTTACATCTCTGTCAAGTTTTATTTTATTAGGTTAAACCCTAGCCGAATCACAGTCGTGTCGGGCGGGGCAGAATCTACATAAACCTGATGGCTTGGCAGGCCAGTTGTCATGCTCAAGGCTTGTGTGAATACGTTGTATACGCTTCATCACCTCAGCCCATATCGCATTGACATCCCCCCGTAGGTACGTCTCGGTGTCAATCTCAAACGTCTTGAGCCACACCAGTGAAGTCTTTACCATCGTCACTTCAGGGTAGTGCTTGAACACTTGGGCGGCGAACAGTTCCATCTGAAACTGGTCGGTCTTACGCTTACCTGTTTTCCAATCCATGACGTTAGCCATGTTGCCATTGATTACAAGGATGTCAAGTTTAGAACGTAGCCATGCGTCAGCATCCCACCAACCTGTTGGTGTAAGGTTCTCGTTCAGCACAAGTTCCTTCTCGATGTGCAGTTCACCCCCTTTGGAGATGCGCTCGACTGACGAACACAGTGGTTCATAGTGTGCTATCTCTTGGGGCAATAGGCTATTCGCCTTGAGCCGATGTTCAAGGTACTCATGGATTCGTTCGCCGTACTTACTAGCCTCACCACCTGCATCAACAATGTCTTTGACAACACGCTGACGGAAGTAGCGGTAAGGGCAGTTCTCATACAACTTAATGGATGAGTAGGAGTGGCTAAGGCGCATAGTTTGTAGCCCCTCGGGGTGTCCTTGGGGTTCTCTGTTAAATTGAAAGTCCAGTGTACATCACTCGTGCATACGGCGCAAGATGTCGTACTTTAATATTTCCAACTGGGCAATCACTTCGGTCACAGTCTCTAGCTTAGTGGAGTAGCGCAGGTATCTGTCGTCAGCCTTGAGTAAGATAAGCACATCGCTTGCACCCCCCTCCTCGACCCGTGCCAGTGCTGATTGCAACATGGCAACAACTTCCTCTTTGCGTCTATTCCCTACTACATCAGTCAAGTTTGTTATGTTCATTACGTATCTCCATAGTTTTCTGCGTAGCCTGATTCACAAGCTACTGGTAAGTCGGCACACCAGCTAGGCGCAGTGGACATTACATCCACAAGATGTTTCTGTGCGTCAGTTGCATGGGCTACCGGGGCCGTGATGATAATCTCATCGTGAACTTGAAAGGCAACGTGATAGTGTTGCCCAATGGTTGCCATCTGCTCGGATATAACAATGCGTGCCATCGCTTGGATGATGTTCTCTGTCGCCTTACCCCCGTAGATTTTTGTCCACGATAGGTCATCAGCCTGACCCACAAGCACTCGGTCTGTCACTGCCTTGCGGTAGGTACGTGCATCACCGATGTATTCGTAGTTGCTTCCATTCGCTCGCAGCGCAGGGTAACGGATATACAAACCGTTCGGCAGCCGTATCCCTTGCTCGTCATACTGCAACATCTTTGAGATTGTTCCTGTCTGTCTTGCCAAGATACCGCCCAGTGCGTGACCACACTTCTGCCATAGGGCAACAATCCTGTGGTTCTTCTGTCGGTACAGGCGAACGATACGCTCTGCCTCGGACAGTTCAATCTTTACACTGATGCCACCTTGCCCTATCTCTAGGGTACGTCTGAACTTCTCAGCACCCATACCATAGCCTAGCCCCAAGATACAAGTCTTGCCAACGAATCGCTCTACCTTATCTTTCTTGGTGATGGTTCGACCATACACTTCGGATGCAAACTCAGAGTACACATCTCGGTTCTCTGCGAACGCACTTAGTAAGTCGTGTTGTTCTGCGACCCACGCAATCATCCGAGCTTCTATCTGTGATGAATCACATGCCACAAGAACTTGTCCTGTGGGTGCTCTCAGTGCCCGCCGTATCGTGTTGTTACCACGGGCAGGTAAGTTCTGCAAGTTCAGCTTGTCACCCCCCGAAAACCTGCCTGTGTGCGCACCATAATAGTTGAGCATGATTGGCAGGCGACCTCGCTCGGACACACCAATCAAATTGAGGGTGCGAGTTTCTTCTAGTGTGGACTTCACTCCGAGCCGAGCCGAGACCGCGTTCTGTACTCGCAGGTCAGGATGTTCCAACAAGTCTGTGAATCCCTTGTCTGCCTTTGAAAAAGCGTAGGCTTCCTTGCCTGTCTTTGCACTTATCTTTGTAGGTGGGTCAACACCCAAGTTCTCAAGATACTTCGCAAAGATTTGGTTGCTCATCAAAGTCTTGGTAACTGTGTCCTTACTAATACCAGTCAAGCCAAGGTCATCAATCAAAGACTGCTTGCGTTCGATGACTTCCTCAAGATGTTTCTGTAAGAGTTCCCTGTCAAGTTCAATCACAGGCTCGGTGTACATACGTAATGTTTGGTCAATGACCATCAACTCACTGGTGGGAAACCCCTTGCTCAGTTTCTTGAACAAGTTGTAGGTTAATTCCACATCGTTCTTGCAGTACTCACCATACCTAGCCATCTCGTCAGGTGTGAAGTCTACTTTACGTTTGCCCAATGCTTGGATAACTTCCTCACCCTTAGCACCCAACTGATAGTAAGTAGCGAGTGCCCTGAGTGAACCCCCCACAGTCATCTGATGGAGTGGTCTTGCCATAGATAAAGTGTCGAGCCATAGCTTAGGCTTGATGCCAAAGTGCCATGACAAGATAGCCCCATCGAACGCAGTGTGGTGGCAGAGGATTGCCTTGTCCTTGTAGTCCAGTGAGTTCAAGAACTTGGCAGGGTCACTGCCTGTATACCAGTCGGTGGGGTAGTTGTTGACCTTGATGCCTACCCCGATGACTTCAAACCTTGGGTCACGGATGTAACTCTCGGTGGTCATCTTCGACAGGCTAAAGTCTTTGTCGTAGTACGTTTCAAAGTCTATGGTTACGATGTCCATATCATGTCCTTTCAATAATACTCGTCATGCGTTTTTGTTTACGCTCATTCTCGACTAGGGCAATTGCTCTCTCAACATCTTTGACATTGATAACCTCTAACTGTGCGTCGTGCAACTCAACCAATTCATTGAGTGCCCTCATCTCATCTGCCCTTAAGATAAACCTGCTACTCTCAGCCCCCCTACGGGATACTGCAAGCAACGCAGAGTTACCTAGTGCAATGATGTCTTTGTATTCAGTACCAAACCCCAAGCGGAACAAGGCTTCAGTCATGTTAGCCATGCCAATAAGTTTGTCCATGTCATCCTTTACCGCCTCCCCGTGGGTCAAAGCAGTCATCGCATAGTGGTGCTTCAGCTTTAGATTGATGAGGGTATCGTCATGGCTACCCAATGGGGTCATGCTTTCTAGCACATACCCCACTGGATTGAGCAATACCTTCTTGGGTCGGTACTTACTACGCTTACGCATCAACGTCTTTCAAGACACAAGAGTATGAGGATAAAGATTACGACTGAGACAGTCAACAAACCCACCGCCATCAGCATGAACTGGATGCCGAATATGATGGCTTCAATCATCGTTATCCCTTACCTCAACAAGTTTGTCAATGTAGTGCCGTGCCTTCTTGATGTCGTCTATCCCACCTTTGACATCACAACGTGCAAGATATTTGATAGCGTTACCACGTAGGAAACCTGCGAACTGTTCGGGTGTCATCCATGATTCCATAGCTACCCAAGGTTGTACACCCATGTTCTTGTAGTGGTCACCGCCTATCTGTAAGCCATCAGCTTTGGTACTTGGTACGAATGGCTTGCTCTGCGTTACCGCATCAGTGATTTGGTCATTGATACGACCCAACATAGACCCACTAAGCACACGCTTGCGTATCGCATACACCGATGGCATAGCCACCTTGAACTTAGCACCAACAACTTTAGGTACTGCACTTGGGTTTGCTAAGAAGTACTCTGCCACCTTCATTGATTTAGATTTTTTCATTTGTCTTTCCCTATGGAGTTAAGCCATGCACATTCTTCTTCCAACAACTTGACCCGTGCATGTAAAAGGTCAATGTCCTTCTGTTGTTCTGCCCATGAAGCATCCCATACTTCTTTACTCCACCCACCATCTTCTTCAGTAGCTACGCTACCAATGAATTGAGAGTAAGCACCATCACGTTTGAGGGTATCAGTCATCACATCTCCTTAGGTTATTTCTTTATACACACCGAATTTTCTACGTAGGTCAAGACTGTACGTAGTACATAGCCTATCTGCTTCAGCTACTACTTCCTTAACAGATATTTGCGTTTGATAATAGCCACGACTTACTGACTTGATGATACCTTTTAGTAGGTCGGTAGAACATTCACTATCTTTGATAGAAGTGTATAGCATATCTTGCCACGCTTCACTTTCCCAGTTAGGCATGTCCCAATCATGTCGGGATATACCCGTACGTTCTTTATCAACTTGTTGTATCAAAGATTCCAGTACACCCATACGAGCACGTACCTTGATAGCTTGCTTGAACTTACGCAACTGTCGTAGCCATGTTAGCTTGTTCTCTTGGTCTACCTCGGTATCTTTTAGC